TTTGAAGATTCCCGCCGTTACTCGGTATTTACATAATGGGAAAGTCATAAATTAATTAAAATAAATATATGAACGAATCTTTCGATTACGCTCAGTACCTTAAGTTTGCTGAGCTTCAGGGTATTGACCCAAAGGATAGATTAACAGAAGATGAATTCTATTCACCTGAAGTCACATCTGAAAAAGAAGGTGGCGATTCAATCATCGAAAAGGCATTTCTTCCGAAACAACCTAATCCTGCACAGTTCTTTGCTGCAGCCGATTTTCTTAATGATCTAGCTAATACACCAGCTGGTAAAAGAGTTATTGGTAACGCAAAGACTAGAATGAATGCTAGGTTTGCAAAGATGAACTCCAAATGGGGAACAGCCTTTAATGTAGGTGATTCTACTATGCCTGGAACTGGTTCAAGCCAAGGTATGGGAGGATCTTCTTACTCTGGTTCTGGTAGTGGCGGAGCTAGATTTAACTTCGGAATGGCCCCGATGAATCCCGTTCCTATGAAGATCAATCTTACCACACCTATCACACCAAACTGTTTTCCAGATTATTTTCTGGACTCAGATTCTCACAGTAACTCAGAATTACATATTACATGTGCAACTCTGACGTGGGATAACATGGATGCTAAGATGCAACGTTTCTACAATAACGTTCTGATGAATGATCTAACGGTCAAGCTCCAACAAAGCAACGATTTCAGGGTTAACCTCGCTGATTTATCGAATGCTAATTATCAAGAATATTTGGAGTCTCTGACTCAGGCATTGCTTGCATGTTACTCAATTACTTCGATCTTTGAGTATTGTCAACCTCAACATAAACACAAGAATCTTGCTATGTTTAGATTGAGAGACTCATTCTCTGCCGAGTCAGTTGAGCTGTTATATGAGCTTATTCGTATGTTAGCTACTTATCCAATCCCTCCAAGACTTAATGAACTTTGCTGGTATCTTGGTCAAAACTACAAGAGTTCAGAAAATCCTGGCTCTGCGATGATCAAAATCTTACCATTCAGTTTAGGTCAAACGGCGAATTCTGGTTTCTCGCCAACGGAATTGGTTGCTGATGTCGTTGCTCACTTAGACACAGTGATAACAAGACTTTCAAATGCCCAAAATAGACGTGTTGCGGCAACGCTGGGAACCGCTTCACCCGATTGGGAGAAGTCAGTTGATGTAATGGCCCCTGCTCCAGAGGTCGCTTACTCTCCAAACTTCAACACAATCTGGTCAAACGCACCGTTTATTAACGGTAGTCACTATGCTCCGCATGTCACTAATGTTGACACGCCAATCTTCTACTACACACATGCAGGTAGATTAGATGGAGCTGCTTACGCACTTACTGCGATTAGAAACACCACTACTAACCAGTGGGAGCCATCGCTATTTCAACCTGAAGCAAGTATATTTAATAACAACAGTTTAACAAATAGATTTGCTTACGAATCAACTACTGATAAGTTCGATGTTTTATTCGTGAACAACTCACTCCCTATTCAGAGAGGAGAGTCTCACGTTGCTTTAAGCTACAACATTCCTTCTATTCAGGTTATGCCTTTCGGTGCAGAAAGAAGAGACGGCGTAACGGTAAACACTGTCAGAGATAGTGCGATCCAGCTGATGGAATGGTTATTTAGTGTTGACACTATCAAAGATAATACTAAAGCCGCGAAGAGAGAGAAAAGGGGTAGAAATCGTGGACGTATGATGAACTCTACTGATATAGTTTCTGATAAGGAGTAGTGAATAAGCATGAACTTTTCAAAGCTTAGGGCCGACCGACTTAATGGCTTAGACCTTTCTTTTCTTGAGAATCTCAGTCAAGAATTCGAGATAGATAAATCCGCCAAAGATAAGCTCGCCCTTAATCTTACTAGAATTTGGCTAGGTAATAACGATGTATATGAGTCTCCTTTCGCTAAGGGTCTTAGTGCTGATGAGTTATTCAATGCTTTTAATTCTGAAGTTTTTGAACCAAATAAATCAAAGTTAAATGATAAGTTAATCGAGATCGAGCTTGGGCAAAGGAATAAGTATGGTCCCGATTCTATAGCTGAACCCTGGTCGAAATGGAAGAGTAAGTTTTATACTACCTTCGAGGGTAAATCACCTCCAGATATAGAAAGATACTTTATTGAGGAAACTCCGCATAACCTGCGTCCTACCTCAATTGCCAAGGCAGCTGGTAAGTTACGAAATAGTACTAATTCCTGTTTACCTTTTATGAATCGCAAAGGTGACAGTAAACAAAAGGCAGCTAAGTCCTTCAGTTTGGAAGAAGCTCGAAGATATCCTTGTGTATTATTTACCAGAACACAGGAATCTAAGAAAATCAGAGGAGTTTGGGGCTTTTCTATTTATACTATTCTTCTTGAAGCATCTTATTACTATCCTCTCCTTTCTGTTAGAAAGAATTTACCATGGAGGTCATCTCTAAGAGGTCCTGAGTCTATTTCTCGTAATATAACAAGACTCATTGATAGCGCTAAGTCTCAGGGAAAGATTTGCGTTTCGATTGATTTATCTCAATTTGATGCCACAGTTCAACCTTCACTATCCGTTAGAGCAATTACTGAATTTGCTAGCTACTTTCAACCTGGATACAGATCAGATTTTTCAACTATTGCTGATATTTTCGTTTCTGTTCCCATAGTTACTCCAGACGGGTTGATAAGTGGATATCACGGTGTTGGCAGTGGTTCCAACTTTACTAATGAAGTTGACTCTCAAGTTCACAGAAATGTAATTAAAGACTTCGGAATCCCGGACAAGGACATCGATATCCAAGGTGATGACGGTGCGATTGTTTGTCACCCTGACAAAGTCAATTCTCTTATTAAGAAGTACGAACAATCTGGATTCGTAGTGAACGATGAGAAATCTTACCAATCTACAAACTACTTCGTCTATCTTCAGAATCTGTATCACGACGATTATAGAGATGAGAATGGTATAATTGGTGGAATCTATCCGATTTGGCGAGCTCTGAGGAAGATAAGATTTCAAAATAGTTGGTCTAGGTTTGAGGATTACGGTATCCTTGGGAAGGATTACTACTCACTAAGGACAATTTCCATCCTTGAGAATTGTAAACATCATCCTCTTTTCGAGGACCTAGTAAAATTTATCCTAAAATACGATAAGTATTCTCTGGATTACTCTAAAAGCGGTCTTCTTACTTACTCGAGATTCGTAAAAGAGACTGAAGGCGATAGAGGCGACTTCTTCAACCAGTATGGCGATGACATTTCAGGTATTGATAACTTTGAAACTGTTAAGCTGATTAAGAAGTTGAGTTAATCTCCGGAGAACATCA